ATGTAAAGCTGAGTATTGTATTAGATACGAAAAAGGAAAACATGAAAAACAAAAAGCACAATTGTATTAATTATTAAAACAAATCAACAACGAAACAAAACAAAGAAGTATAAATATAATATATAAATAAAAGGGTAAATATAACAAAGTAATGAAAGAACAAAACAAAGAGCATAAAGAAAGGAGAACATATGCAGGAATTAAATATAGTCTATAAAAACATAAAAGAATTAAAACCTTATAAAAAGAATGCAAAGAAACATAGTAAAGAACAGGTAGAACAAATAGCAAACAGTATAAAAGAATTTGGTTTTACTCAACCTGTAATTATTGATAAAAACAATTGTGTTGTAGCAGGACATGGTAGAATCTTAGGAGCAAAGAAAGCAGAGTTAAAACAAGTACCTACTGTAACATTAGAAGAACTCACAGAAGAACAAATAAAAGCATATAGATTGGTAGATAACAAACTGAATGAAAGCGATTGGGACTATAGCTTACTTGATGAAGAACTGGAAAACCTAACAGAAGATATAGACATGGACTTGTTTGGATTTGATATGGAAGAAGAAATAGAACAGGAAGAACAATCAAAACAAGAATTTATGCAGGATATAAAATTGAGCAGAAAGTAAGTTGCACATACAGATTCACAATTACAAAAGGTTCAAAAGTTTGGAGAACAAACGAACCTAAAACATTATGCGATGCAATGGATTGGGTAGATGTTCAGTTAAGAGGATTCAGTGAGGTATAAGATGAAAAGTTATGATATAAACAAAATAGATGAAATAAAAGCATATGAAGATAAAATATACATTTATTTCTAAAACAAAACGACAGGTGGTTAAAGTCATCAAAACACAAAATATTGCCCTATAGCCAAGTGGTAAGGCAGAGGAATTTGACTCCTATATACGCAGGTTCGAATCCTGCTAGGGTAGTTTGTAACAAGTAGTTACACATTATATTAAGGAGGATGAATAACATGGATGATAACAAGAAAGGAATCACAGTAGTAGAAGTATTTAAGAAGTTAGAAGATGTGGAGAAATGTTAAAAACTGGCTCACTTGCTAATGTTCTTTGTGTAGAATCGTGGGGAAAGAAGCATATGAAAACAATAAGTAAGAGCAAAGTAGAAAAAGAAGGAACAGTTGCGGTGAAACGAGTGAGAGAAGAAAAAGCAAAAGATGTTATTGAACTTCTCAAAATGTTGGAAAATATTTAAGGAGAAAAGCGATACTAAAGAAAAATAAATAAAAGCATTGACAAACAAAATATAATATAGTATAATATAATAAAGTGGAAAGGTAATCGTTAATACTCAGGCAAAGACGGTTGCCTTTTTGCTGTATATTGAGAGAAAGGAAAACAGAACACAATGGACATGAATATAGAAGTTGCTGAGAGGTTTTCTTCCTATCTCACTGATTGGGATTATAAACATTATTTGCTGTTAGGTGGTTATGGTTCTGGAAAGAGTTATAACACGGCATTGAAGATTATACTAAAACTATTAGAGGAAAAGCGTATAGCGTTAGTTGTGCGTGAAGTACGGGAAACAATTAAAGAATCATGTTACTCATTGTTGAAGGAAGTATTAGAAAAGTTAGATATGCTATCAGATGAACAAAGCAACAGAAGAACACCAACTGACAAAGTTATTGCTATAACATCACCGATGGAAATAAGATTTCCAAATGGTTCAAGAATTATCTTTCGTGGAATGGACAAGATACAAAAGATTAAGTCTATCAATGGTGTTTCTATTGTTTGGATAGAAGAATGTTCTGAGATTAAGTATCAGGCGTATACAGAGTTGTTAGGACGAATTAGACAGCCCGGTGTTACATTACATTTTATTCTTACTTGCAACCCTGTTGGTCGTGAAAACTGGGTATACAATACATTTTTCACTCATACGGATGAAAGTGGAAAAGAAACAGTAATATGTGATGAAAAGGAACTGTACAGAAGAAGGACAATAATTAAGAAAATAAACAAGAAAGAAGTTATGTATTATCATCATAGCATATGCGAAGACAATCCGTTTATTCCACAGTCTTATATAGACACATTGGATGGATTAAAAGAAACAGATCCGAGACTGTGGGTGGTAGCAAGGTATGGAAGATTCGGAGCAAATGGTATTATTGTTTTACCACAGTTTACCGTTGCAACAAATGCAAAACAATTTGTCGATATTGTAAATAGTATTCCAGCACAATTCCACTTCTTCGGTTTAGACTTCGGATTTGAGGAAAGTTATAATGCACTTATTTCATGTTGTGTTGATGATGTTAAAAAGATATTATATATATATGACGAAATCTATGTGAACCATTTGACGGATAAACAATTTGCTGATAGGTTAGATGTGCATAGGGTAGCGGCAAGGGCAAGAAGATGTAATAAGCCTATATGTGCGGATTCAGCCGAGCCAAAGGCAATACAGTTTTATAGGCAATCAGGCTTTAATATGTATGGCTGTAAGAAATATATCGGTAGTAGGTTGCAGAACACAAAGAAGATAAAACGCTTTAATAAAATCGTTTGTTCTCCAAAATGTAAGAACGCAATTAGGGAATTAAAGTATTTAACTTATGCGAAGGATTCAAAGGGAAATGCTATATATGATGAATTCAATATCGATAGTCATTGCATGAGTAGCCTGTGGTATGCGTTAGATACATATACTGTAGCAGATGTTAAGGAAATACAAACAAATAGTAAGGCAGGATAAATAAAGTCCGAAATAGGGGCAAATATGAAGCATATAGGAGGTGTGTAGAATGCTACACAAATTCAGTGTAAGAAGACAAAGGCAAGAATTAGTAAGGTTACACGATATGCAAAAACAAAACATCACAGACGAATATAGTTGTGGAATCTATAACGGTTTAGAATTAGCACTTGCTATTCTGGAAGAAAGAGAACCTGAATTTGTTTTTGTTGAAAAGAAAGAAGAACCGAAACAAATGGAAGAAACAAAACAAAAAGGAAGAACAGTAGCAAGTGGAATGAGAAAGTTAGGAGGTTAAAAAAAAATGGGAACAATATCAAGTGCATATGTTAGAGACTTAGTTGAGAAAACAAGTCCAGGATCAGAAGATTGTTTTGTTCTTGGAAATGAAACAGCAGGAAGGATTAACCTTTCAAATCTTGTAAAAGCTATTGCAAATATTATGCTTCCAGTTGGTCATATTCTTATGACAACTAGGAATGTAAACCCGGGAACATATCTTGGTGGAACATGGGTAGCATGGGGAAGTGGAAGAGTACCAACAGGAGTAAATGCAGATGATACTGACTATAAGGAATCAGAGAAAACAGGTGGTGCTAAAACATTAAATTTATCGCACTCTCATACAGTAAATGGTCACACACATGGATTGACAGGTGCAAGAGCCGCTATTGGTCGTTCATCTGAAAATATCAATGCAATTAGTTATACGAATGGAGGAAATCCACATGGTGTAATTTTTGACAGACTTTTAAACACAGCACCGGGAGTTCTTGGTGGTTCGTGGAGAGCATCGGACACTGTTCCAATATATGGAAGTACAGATAGTTCTTCACCCGGAACAAATTCACAGTTAGGATATAAAGATATTAGACAGCCTTATATTACTTGTTATATGTGGAAAAGGACGGCATAGAGTATGAGGGACATAATATTAAATTTATCGGAACAAACACTCAGTAAAATAGGTAGTTGTGATTACAGTAATATTGTAGGAGGTTCTAATAATTATCTTAGAATCGTTTTAAAGACTGATATCCAATGGAATAATATGGCAAAGGTAATAACTGTAAGAACGCTTGGTGGAATTGAATATAACGCAATTTACGAGTCTGCAGGAGTACTGTTACCAGAAGAAGTTACAAAGAACAGTTATTTTGAAGTTATTGTAACAGGTAAAAAGGGAAATCAAATAGTAAAAACAAATAGTGTTATTATTAATCAAATATAGAAAGGAAGTAAAACAATTGCCTAGTGTGGAAGAACTATTATCTGTTGCAGAAGTTGATGCAAATACAAGAAGTGCAATAGATAGTAGGATTGAAATTGATGCAGATACAAGAATTATTCGGATGATGCCACAGGACGAATTATTCGGTGTAGAAAGCGATGAAAAGTCAGAAAGAAAATATTTCAAAGTGCCTAAAATTGTAGGTAATGGAGTAGACCTGTCAAAGTTACAATTACGCATTAATTATCAAAATGCAAGTAAAATACCAAGCGGAAAAGATATGTATATTGTTACAGATGCAACAGTGTATAATGATGAATGGGTATATTTTTCATGGGAATTAAGCAGGAAAGTAACACAGTATAAAGGCAATATTTATTTTATTGTATGTGCTATAAAAGCAGATAGTAATGGCAACATAACAAACGAATGGAACACAACATTAGCAGAAGGAAAAGTGTTAGAAGGTCTTGAGGTAGAAACAAATCAAGAACAACAATATCAGGCAAGTGATTATTTGGAACAGTTAAAACAACAGTTGTTAGATTACAGTAAAGAAATAAAAGATACATTTCCAAGTGATTATACACAGATACAGGATGATATTGATTTACTAAAGGGCGATTTAGATAAGCTAAATGAAGGCGGTTTGAACATCAAAGATGAGGTTATAGCCCAAGATGTAAATAATTGGTTGGACGAGCATCCAGAAGCTACTACAACGGTACAAGATGGTAGTTTGACAGAAGAAAAATTGAGTAAGGAACTAAAAGGAGACATACAACGTGACAACATCAGAAATGATTGGTATAGTTGTTTTAGGGTTAAGTTCTTTAATCGGTATATTTACAGCAGTATACAGACCATTGAATGAAAACACAAAAGCAATGACTGAACTAACGCTAAAAATGGAACAGCTTGCAACGGAAATAAAAGAACAAAATAACAAACTAGAGAAACAAAACAAAGAAATAGAAGAACACAAAGAACACGTTAGAAAAGGGCAGAAAGAACAGTGGATTGCAATAGAGAAAAATGAAAGAGAAATAGGAGAAACGAAACACACATTAGAATTATGTCAATTAGAAAATGGAGGAAAAAAGCATGTTTAAAAATTGCGTATTCAAACCAAATGTTGATACTATCAAATGGATTAAAGCCGCAGGAGTTAGAGCAATTAAAACAGTTGCTCAAACATCTGTTGCTATTATTGGTACAAGTGTTACTATGGGTGCTGTTGATTGGAAGATGGTAGCAAGTGCTTCTGTATTAGCTGGAATTGTGTCTATTTTAACTTCTGTTGCAGGAATCAAAGAAGTACAGGCTGAGTAATTAAAATGCCATATAGGGGCAAATTTGAGCCACAGGAGGGCATATATAAAATGAGCATTAATGTGCATGAAAATGTTATAAAGGCTGTAAGGTACTATATTTCTAAAGGATTAACTTTGGAAGGTGCTTGCGGTCTGGCGGCAAACCAGTTTAGGGAATCGTTTTACAAAGGAATTGGGTTTGTTTCGACAAGACTCGAGAGGTTATGTGTTCAAAGATATAGGGAGAACAGAGGAATTACCTATACTGATAAAACATATACAGAACAAGTAGATAATGGGAAAATTTCAAGAAGTGAATTCTTAAGCCCAATGGGAAAACATTATGGTTATGGTCTTTCACAATGGACTACAAGTGCAAGAAAAGCAGGATTGTATGATTT